TATTATACTGGGAAAACTAACTAGAGTTTTATAGTGTGAATACTAACTAAGACTGATTTGAGTATTAAGACATGAAAACTAATAAAAGTTTTACTCTTTGAATACTAACTAAAAAATTTAAAGATGGTTGAGTATTAAGTTCTGAATACTAACTAGAGTGTTCCTCTGTGAATACTAACGGAGACCATCTTTCTTTATCATTTCTCTAAGAATTTTCCATATCGTATAAGTCATCTTATCAACTCTACGTCTTTCATCTTTAAAATAAAAATAATCTTTATCTTCCATACTAACTTCTAAAGTTTTTCCTTTAAAATTAGATACTCCTGGCCTCATATGCTGTTTATAATTAGACGCACCAACACCTGCTTTCATATGAAAAGGTTTTAAACCAAGAAAATTTGATTTTACAAACTTCCAATTGGGAAACATCTTTTGTCCATAATACTTATGGCCAGGAGGGAATCCACGTTCACGCAACTCTCCATTCGGTCTAAGAAATGAAGAAACCAAAGTATAAAGACGACTTTCAGATGAAATCTTATTTAAGTTACCCTTTCCTTTAGCAGCATATTTTAATCCAATAGCGGACATCAATTCTTGTCCATCAAATTCATTATCACCAAAATTAAATACTCCATCATTCTGCGTTAAACGTTTGCAAAGTTCATATTTTTGATTTTTAATGAATTGAGAAGGAGCATCATCATAATTATAATATTCATCGAATCCATATCCTTGAGTCCGAGCAGTATTAATATCAATATTTGCCTCACTTATATAATCAAATACATGTTCATTTTCTTTATGATATTGTTCTTCTCTGATAGGTACAAACTTCTTTAAACATCTAAATGCTTCAAGATCTCTTTCTAAAAATTGTGCTATTGATCTAACATCTGCTTCATCAGTAGAAATATCATATTTCTCCATAAATTTTTTATTCTTTTTCATCAACTCAGGATCATACCCTGCTAATCTTCTTGTAATAGGAGTTTTTTTATGGGGAAATAATTTTATTATAATACCCTTTAATTGAGCATTATTATATAATATATTTAAAGAATTAAAACTAAATGCATGGGCTACACTTTTACCACCCTCAACTCTTTCTCTTAAATGAGCATCCTCAATAACTAAAATATCTCCCTTTTTAATCCCTTCTATATCAAGTTCGATTAATTTATTTTGAGGAAGTTTTCCATAAAATTTGTCATTAGTGCTATCATACACATGGACACTATTTTGTCCTACATCTGCTGTAAATAAATTCATAATAAATGGAGTATTAAGGCATGAAAACTTACAAGAGTTTTTCTCATTGAATACTAACTAAGATTGATTTGAGTATTAAGGCATGAAAACTTACAAGAGTTTTTCTAAATGAATACTAACTAAGATTTATTTGAGTATTAAGAGGTGAATACTAACAAGAGTATTGCTCCGTGAATACTAACTAGGATATACTAGTGTATCCTGAATAGATTGTCAACCTAATCCCGACTGGAATCTCATAAACTCAATTGCATTCTTAATTTGATATGTTCTGTTCTGTATCACTTTAAGGATGCTTTCGATATATGTAAGCATTGTATCATAGTAATCTATCTTTAGGGAAGTGTTAGACAGTTTCTCATCAGCATCAAGATACTTAGTCATTGTATCTTTATCTCTTATTTTCTTTGGAAATGGATTCTCAATATAAACGTCTGGGTCTGCTTTCCCACTAAAATACTCATACCGTTCATGACGGATGTTCTTTCTTTGTTGTTCTGCTTTCTTCCTTAATAGAAAGATAGTATTATATAATTCAAAATATTTTGCATGTAGAGAGGGGATGTTTAATGACTCCTCATGTAAATTGTCACGATCCATTTTAGAATCTTTTTCCCACATCTCCTGAAGCACTTCAAGAGTTACGCTCATATCATAAAGGATTATTTTCTAAATCGGTAAGTCCGTATATAGTATACTTGAAAGATACGTCTGCTGTAAAGTACTCAATATCTGTATCAGTTGCATCAAAGGTCATAGTAGATAATGAGTATGGCCATAGGTCTTTAAATACAACCTGAAATTTAGGAACTAGATTACTACTTAAGATCTGTAGAGTTCCATCAGAAAATATTTTTTTACCTTCTTGTTTATATGCACCAAAACCTTCTAATGGATCAGTCTTTTCCCACTCAGCAAATTCTCCTGCATCTTCTGGGAAACCTATTCCACGAAGCCAATTTTGTATTTCCATATAATTACCAAGATCTTCATCAACCAAGAATCTTAAATTTAAATCACCAAACTCTAGTTTATCACCAGGAGTTGGAATATTTTTTAAGTAAGTAGGTTGTTCTGCTATACCTAGAGTTAATTCTGGTATGTTTGCCTGATTGCAAAAGAAAGCAGATTTAGGAGATCTTTTCAGAGCAAATTTAAACCCAACTGGAGATAGAAAATTCCTATTCTCTATGGGAGTACCTGGTCTAATTTTTGGAGAATTACGAGTTGCCATTATTCACTTACAACCGTTGCACCATTAAACCCACCATTTTTACCATCTGGATTAGCAATCATAGCATTAGCTGCCGATTGAGTATAGGTTGCTTTTTCAGAACTATCTTGAGTCCATATAGCATTACCTTTGTAATATACATCACCAGAAACTAATATTGCTGGTTTTTTAATATAATATGCCATTTTAATTAGTTTTTAACTATTTAGTCCTTTGTGTAAAATCAATACCTTCCATATGATCATACTCATGCTGAAAGATTCTTGCTATAAATCCTGTTAGTTTAATCTTATGAAGTTCTTTTCCTTCATCCTCATACTTAACTACTATTGTTTCTGGTCTAGCAATCTCCAAATATAACTCTGGATATGATAAACATCCTTCCTCCATAGTAACCATTTTCTTAGATTCTTTTATAATCTTTGGATTAAAACATGTAGTAGTATCCTCAGTTTCCATATCAGAAATCATTACAAATGCTCTTTCCTCTATACCAATTTGATTAGCAGAAAGTCCTACACCACGATGATGAAACATATTCTCAGTTAGAGTATATGATAATTTACCACGATCTAAATTATAACTACACTTTACTATCTTCTCATGCAGTAATTTATCATTCGATGGTATCAGTTTCTTTAGCATTGTTTCTTTCTATTTGCTCTTCTAATTTAGATTTAGCAGCTTTAATTCCTGCCAATCTAACCTCCAATGTATCCTCCCAACGGTTATACATCTTCAGTTGCCATTCACGGTATTCTTTAATTTTCATTTTAGCACGGCACAGCATGGTTCGCAATAGAACTTTACAAGTTTATTTAGATAAAAAAAGAGGGTGTTAACCCTCTCCTCTATTTTTTATAATTCTACTAGAGAATTACTTACCTCCGTAACATCACCTATTTTTTGAGGTAATGCACCTATAACCTTTAATGGTTGAATATCCCTATGAGATATTCTAGTAGCAGCATAACTCATAATTAAATCATCTAATTCCTTTAACATCTCTAAAGTACTTTTTCTATGAGTATCAAGATCTTCATGATTACTAGCTTGACTATCAAATAAAGCAACATTTAAAGTAGATTTATTTGCAACATAGTTTTCCATAGCTACAACCTGAAGTCTTAAAACTCTAGTTTTATCTCCTTCAGTACCATGAGTATTGAGAACATCTGCACCAATTCCAAGATTTGCCAAGAACTCTTCAGATTCCTTTCTATTAAAGGATTGAATTACTCCCTTTCTTTCAAAGTCACTGCTAATTCTTTTAGAAATTCCTACAAGTTTTTGGGGAGATAAGTTAAGATCTAGAGTTTCAATCCACTCTTTAATCTTATCCTTACTACGTTCTTTGCGATGTTGAAATCTTTTACGACCAAGTTCTATAATTTCTTGATCAGTGATTACTTTTGTACCATCACTTTTATTTGCAGCAGCACGAAAATCATCTACAAATTCTTCATGAGAAGATTGGAATTCTGTAGCAGTTTCTTTATCTTCTTCATATTCTGCAAAAATCCACTCTTTATATCCAATTATA